CTCGTAAAGAGGCTGAAGAGGTTATTAACCTATACCATAATAGACATTATACTAGATCTCAACTTGCAACATTAAAAGATAGAGGTCAACCACCTGAAACTTATAATGTTATTAAGTTATTTAGTAGACTTATGTTAGGTTATTTTTCAACCGTGGTAAATACAGTGAAAGTATCTCCAGTAGGTTATAATGATATATTAACCTCTTCTTTGCTGAATGATACAGTAGATTATACCATGAGAGATAATAACATGGAAACTGAGGGTGATAAAATAAAACTAGATGGGTTTTTAGCTGGGCTAATGTGCACTTACACTGAGGTTGAAGACACAGGTAGAAAAGACCAGTTCGGAAGGTCTATACGTAAGATTTCAATTACTCATGTGCCACAAGAAGAAATAGCTATTGATCCCCTTAGTAGATTAGAAGACTATAGTGATGGCCGCTTTATACACAGGTTTAAATGGATCAGTAAAGAGCAGATATACAGTTTATTCAAAGATAAGAAAGCTGAACTAGATAGTTTACAAGCCTACTATAATCATTTACGAGTAGAAGCTTCAGATTTTGAAAAAACTTATAACACAAGATTTCAAGGCTTGTACAAACGTTATGATAACTACCTATTAGTTAATACTATTATAAAAGATGCTAAGGGCAGGACGTGGTCTATTTTTTGGTGTGGTGATAAAGAGTTAAGCCGTGAAGAAATTACTTTTAAAGAAGTAAAATCTCCTTATAGAGTTCAAAAGTTAAATATAAGTAACAAAGCTGAATACTATGGTCTATTCAGAGAATGTATAGAAAGTCAGCATGCTATAAATCAAGCTATTCTTAAAATACAACTAATGGCTAGTACACAAAAAGCATTTGTTGAAGAAAAAGGTGCTGTAAATGATATAGCAGAATTTACAAGACAATTTAATAGAGTTAATGCTGTTATACCTGTTAAGAAACTATCAGGTATAAGAATTGAAAATATGTCTCGTGAAGTAGCAGATCAGTACACAATTGTAGATAAAGCTTTAAATCGTATACAAAGAGTGTTAGGTATAAATGACAGCTTCTTAGGTATGGCATTTGCTTCTGATAGTGGCCGCAAGGTTAAGTTGCAACAAAATCAAACTACTATGTCACTTAGATATATATCTTTAAGAGTTGAACAATTCTACCGTCTATTAGGTTGGGATATAATAAATCTAGTTAAGCAGTACTATACTGCTCACCAAGTAATGCTTATAGCAGATGAAACAGTTGGAGAACGTTGGGCAGAGCTAAATAAACCTATGACGCAATGGACAGGTAAGTTTGATACTCAAGGACAACCAATTATGGATTTTGTTTACGAGGAAGTGTTAGATCCTGCAACAGGTAAGCCTGAACTTACTAAAGAAGGTAATGTTATAATGGCTCCTGTACCTACAGAAGAAACAGAGATAGCCTTTACTAATGTAGATGTTAAAATTGATAGCACCAATTATAATGATGAGGATGAGAAAAACCAGCTGATGCTTGAAACTGTACTAGGTGGTAATATGGGTAACATGCTAGCTGAAACTAATCCAGCAGGTTATATGAAAGCTGCGGCCTTATTAATCAAATCTATGAAAACAAAACACAGTATTGATGTTAGTAACATATATACTCAAACAGCTGAAATGCTATCTCAAACAGGTAAAGCAATACCTACTGATGGTGCTAAGCAGGGACAACCTAAAAGTCAATCTCTTAAGCTTCCTCAAAATACGAATGAGGGTGCATAATGGCAGGTATAATACAATCAATCCTTAAAAAGGTTATAAAAGAACAAGCAGGTAAAGCTTTCAAAGCTCAGTCTATTCTTAATGCTCTTAAGAATAGAGGAGTTAAGGATAGTGAACTTGAAGCAAGTGGTGTTAAGGCCTTTGTTTCTGAGTTTAAACCTAATGAGAAAGTTAAAATAAATGATCTTAGCAAAGTATTAGATAAAAGAACAGATAAGCTTAAGGCAGCGGATATGTCAACATCTAACTATATACGCATCAGAGAAAGCAGTTTTAAAAAATTCAACCCTCATGATGAATTTGGTACTGCCGAACAATACAAACCAGAAGTAATAAGAGCTTTAGGTAAGTATGCAAGAGGAGATATGACAAAAGGTAGATTAATAAATATTTTACGCGATACAAGTAATAGTCCTGGTAATTTAACAAGCCTTTCAATAGATAATAGAATTGAAGCAGCCCTTAAAGATTTAGCAACCAAAAAGAACCCTTATTCTGTTTATACAGCTAAGGTATTTACAAAGGGAGAACCTACAGGAGTACATACTCATTTTAGATCTGTTCCTGACTATTACTCTCACGTTAGATATACAGATGTTCCTAATGAAGGTCGTTACGTGCATGAAATACAGTCTGATGTGCATGGGGCAGGAGAGAAAGCGTCTAAAGTCAATAATGGATATACACAAGAGATTGCTAAAAGAGCAAAGATTTTACAAGACAAGTATTTTGCATCTAGTGGGACTGAAAAGCTTAAAAATTTAACTTCTATGCTTACAGAGGGAAATCCTCCAGAAAGCAGAGTAATGCGTAGTTTATTTGTTGGTGATTATGCTGATCCTTCTTCAACACTTAAAAGTCGTTTTAGAAGGAGCGTAATGAAAGATTTAAGTGACTTGGTTAATATACCAGACTATATAATAAACGAAATGGCTCCATTCACTGCTAAAGACCCCAACTATCTTAAAAGTACGATTAATAAAGTATTAGTTGATGGGGTAAATGAAGGCCAACAGACTGTTAAGTTTAGAATTGCCGAAGACAAAGATCTATATCGTTCTAAGGGTGTTCAGAACTGGTATGAAACAGATGTTGTAAATACATTGAGGAAGACTGCTAAGAAGATTGGTGCTAAAGCTAATATGACTCCTGATGGGTACATGCAAGTAGACTTGCCTAAGAAAGACTTTAGCTTACCCTTATATTCTACGGCTGGTGTAAGTGTATTAGCTGCTTCTGCAACAACAAAAGCTCAAGCGGCTGAACTACCTAGTCAATTAAAACAAGCAAGAGACAATGGCTATTCAGATAAAGAAATCAGAGACTACCTAAAGAGTAAACAATATGATCCTAATGTGTTAGATAGAGCATTTAATAGTAAAAGAAACTTTAACGATGTATTGAAAGGCTTACAATAATGGCTACAATAGTACAAGAAGACCCTAACGCTCCTAATCCATTAGGTATTAACTTACCTAAGTTTGGTACTCAAGACCAACAAATAGAGCCTCAAAAGGACACAAGTTTTCATCTAACTGTTGGTGGTCAACCTCGTTCACCTGGAGCAGAGAATTTTAACTCTATGATTAATAGGACTGCTGCAGGTACACAAACAGATACACCTAGTGTGCAAACAGATGTATCTAGTACACAAACAGATGTATCTAGTAAAGACCCTAATCCATACACTTCTGATATTCAAGATGCTTTACAACAAGGTTATACTAAGGATGAGATAAGTGGTTTCTTACAACAAAGTAAAGGTATAACTAAGGAAGACGCTGATTATAACATAGTTGACAGTGTGTCGTCTAAGATTAAAGAGGCTAGGAAAGTTGGTCATAGCGACGAAACAATTAGAAACTACATGTTTGATAAAAACTATGATACTTCAGTTATCGATAAAGCTTTTGGTATATCAAAGAAGAGTAATAACTGGAGATTACTAGATTATGTGCCTGATGTAAATATAGATCCTAAGGAGAGTGCACAGTCAATAGTAGATATGTATGATAATATTCATAGTAAATACTCAACTGATTTAACAAGTTTTAGGGGTCTCTTTGATGAACGTAAAGCTATTGAAGCAAGACGAGATTCTAATAAACTAAGTAGAGGTATTGTAAAAAGCTTGCAAGATCATGGCTTTGACGCTTCTCTAAACGAGGATAATGAAGTTGTTGTTACTGATGAACAAGGCAAAGCTAAAGTAATGGAAAGTTCATTCTTTGGCTCTATGTTAGCCGCCAAAGCTGAACTTATAGGTGGGGGGTATGGCATGGCTGTAGGTGCTGCTGTAGGTGCTGCTGTAGGTTCTGCTGTAGGTTCTGCTGTAGGTGCTGCAACTCCTATACCAGGTGGAGCATTCCTGTTTGGCATAGCTGGTGAGGCTATTGGTGCTGGCCTTAGTAAACCACTAGATATGTTTGTCAACGCAGCAAGACTAAAAGAACATATAGATCGCAACTTATATTTAGCTCAAATGGAACAGTCAGGAGCAGCTGGTGCAGTGTATAATGTTATTGGCTCCGCAGGCTTCAAACTAGTCTCAATGGTTGCAAAAGGCGTTATGAAAGCTTATAAGTATACCATTGGTGGCAACATGGAAGGGTCAATTAAAATATTAAGAGAAAAGGGCAACTTTTCTATAGAAGAAGCTCAAGATATAACACGGGGATGGCTAGCTAGTTTAGAGTATACTCCAACTGTAAGAAAAGGTGTTATAGGCAGAGCACAAGCTAAATTAGCTGGTTACTTTGTAGATAATACTAACTTAGCTATACCATCAGATAGACGATTAATGACTCCTATTGAGCAACAACTATCTGCATTAGCCTTAACGCAACAAGGACTTACAAAGGTCGTTGCTGAAACAGCTGGTAAAGGTATTAAAACTGCTAATATTGTTAAACGAGGTATAGACAAGAGATCGAAGGATGTACAAAAGTTAATCTCTCTTAATGATAATCCTAATGCGGGCTATGCGGTTAGAAAAGAGCTTAAAAAATACCGAGATGATGTTAAAGATTTTTACGGTGAAGTTAAACAAGAAGGAGGTTCCTTAGTTGATGGTACAGACTTTAGATTTAATTATGATGAGTTAGCCATAGACCCAATAGCAGAAGGTATAGGTAAACAAATAGTTGACCCTACTTTGCAAGCTAATTTCCTAGGTTATTTAGGTAGGATAGAACAGGTTTCTAAAGTAAGAACATTTACAGGTCTTATAGATCTACGACAAGCTGTAAATGTTTTTAAACATAATATAGCTAAAAAAGTAAACAAACCTGCAGAAGCTGCAGTTAACAAAGTGTTAAACAAAATAGACTCTCAGATTGCTAAAGCAGCTAGGACTTATATACCTCATAGTAAGCAGTGGATGGTCGATTTTAAATTAGCTAAGTCTGAGTACTCTAAAATGAAAGTACTAGAAAAAAATGCATTGTACAAAGATATCACTAGAGGTATGAAAGATCTTAATGGTAAGCGCAGTGGTGGTACGGAAGCAGCAATAAGAAAAAGTATATCTAAGTATTCAAGTACTAATCAAGTTGAACAAGAGACTTATAATGCTGTGCATGACATATTAGGTGATAGAGCTGCTAATGACATGGAAATTGCGGCTATTAAAAACTTAGTGGATAAGCACACCATAGGTGATGTAACTACTAAGCAGGCTACTAACTTTCCAGCTCTCGCAGAAGAGTTAAGAACATTAAATATTGTTCACCCTGCCAGCAGAAATACTATTAAAGTTATTAACAATTTAGCAAAAGTATTTAAGAACGACATTGACTTATCAGGTATAAATCCAGGTATGTCTTTTGAGCGTGTTGTATCTGCAATGAGTGACTCTCAACTAGCTATGCTTAAGTTTACCTTAGCTAGGAAAATATTTAACTTATCTCAACGTGCTCTACCTACAGAAAATGCAAAGAAACTTGCTTTAACTGCGAACTTAGATAGATTATTACAAGAACCACTTAGTACTAAAGCAGCAGATAACTTATACAGATCTTTACCTAAGGGTGCGTATCAACCAGATATTGAGTCTTATGTTAAAAGTTTACGCAACTTAGTAGCTAAGCAGCCTGTTGTAAAGAAAAGTACTGTTCGTATGTATAAAAGATCTAAGTCAGGTAAGCTAGTTGTAACTAATGGTACACTTGGTAAGGGTATTTATTTAGTTGATAAGATTAAAAACCCTACCTCTGAAATGAACATTATAGGCCACGAAGTTGATATATCAAAGCTAGCTACTAAAGATGTTATATCTGGTATAGTTGGCGTTACAGATATAAATGTTAAAGACATAAAGAATGTACCTGGTTTGAGACAAGAACTTGTAAACCGTGGCTATACAGGCATAAGATTAGAAGGTAGAGTAATGCTATTCCCTGATAAACCAGACAATGTAATAAATCTTAAGGGAGATAAGTAATATGACATATAGATATGACTTAATAATAGAAAAGAAAGCTAAGTATTATCAAGAATTTCAACAATTAGAGGGCGATGGTATAACACCTATCCCTTATACAACTAAGACTTTAAAATGTACTATAAAAGAGTCCTATGAGACTACAACAACTTTACATGATCTAACAGAAGCTAATGGTGGTGTAATAAGAGTTGATGAAACTACTGGTACTTTTGCTATACAAATTGACGCAGATCAAACTAATGTAACTCCAGATTTTGCTGTTTACGATATCATAGCTATGACAACTACTGCGCCTACCACAGATATAGAAAGATTGATAGAAGGTAAAATTACTTACACAGAAGGAGTTACGTAAATATGGCAGATACTATACTAATTGTTAAAGGTGGCCAGCAAGGTTCCTTAGGCCCAGTTGGTGCTACAGGTCCAACAGGTCCAACAGGTGCAGTGGGTGCTACAGGTTCTCAAGGTCCTCTAGGCATAACGGGTGCTACAGGTCCAACAGGTCCAACAGGTGCTACAGGTCCAACAGGTCCAACAGGTGCTACAGGTCCAGCAGGCAGTGGGTTGGCTAGCTTGTTTGACGATAGTGCGCCAAAACTAAGAGCTGCATTGGATAGTAATGGGCAGGCTATAAATGGTAATTCTACTGCAGGAGGTAACTTAACTTTAGGCTCAACCTCCAATGCAACCAAGGGTACAATTATAATAGGTGATGCTACTTTTGGGTTGTTTGTTAACAGTTCTAATAATGTAGGGATAGGTGTAACACCTACAGAAAAGTTGCACGTCAATGGTGTAGTAAAGGCAACGACTTTAAAACTCACTGCTTTAACTAATCAAATTTTGCTATCCTCTGATAGCACTTACGTTGGTACAATCAATATTGCTACATTATCAGCAAATAGAGCCTGGAAATATCCTAACAATAGTGGAACGGTTGTGCTTACGTCTAATAGTAGTACAATGTCAGCTAAAACAATGGATTATAATAACAACACGTTTCAAAACTTTCCAATGGCCAATGCAACATATAGAACTATCGCACAAGCCTCATCAGGCTACAGAGATATAGACTCCCCGGGTTTTCCAAGTCTATATTTTATATCTAGTGGAGGCGACGGTTTAGTTGATGTAGGTGGGCCAGGAGACAGTAGGACTACCCCAGTCGCTATATATATAGACCCTGCTGACTACCCTACAGTGGGTACGTTAGCAGCTAAACTAAGGATAAGAGCTCAGATACTCATAAATGATACTGCACCGGCAGGTGATTTTACCGTGGGTTTATACCCATTTACCATCCTTGGTGGTGGTGCTGATACTATTACGCTTACTTTAGGTACATTGGTCACTGGTAGCAGCACAACTACGTTAGTTGCACCCTCTGCCCTAAGCGCTAACACTATAGTAGGTACGGATTTCGCTATGCCCTCAGCAGGCAATTATATACTTGGTATAACTTCAACGGCAGCGCCTGCATTTGGATCTCAAGTAGGTATAAACTTACAACTGCAAATGAGAAACAACTAGGTAAATTAAACAACATAAAATATTATAAGTTAGGAGACACAGATGCAGAATAACGAGGTATTAATAAAAATGTCTAGAGAAATGGGCGAAATGCATGGCACTTTAAAAACACACATTGAAAAACAAGATATTACTAATCATGCTTTATATGAGTTAAGTAAAGGCCACGATAAAGAGATAAAAAGTTTAAATGTTATAAAAAATAGATTACTAGGTTTAAGTTTAGTTGCTAGCTGTATAGCTGCACTAAGTGCAATATCAAAGTAATTAGCACAAGGAGTAAATAATAATGAGCACTGTAAAACTTATTAGAGTAGTATCAACAGATAAAGCCACCTTTGGTAATCTAATATATAAGGATATTCCCTTGGGTGTTACACTAGAGTTACCTTACAAAGATAACCAAACAGACATTTCTTGCATTCCTATGGGTACATATGAGGTTGAAAAGTATCACAGCCACAAGTACCCCGACGTGTGGAAGATAAAAGATGTACCAGGTAGAACTGACATTTTAATACACATAGGTAACTATCTTAAAGACACTCATGGCTGTGTTTTAGTAGCAACTAGTTTTAACAATGACAGCATCTCTAGTTCTGGCGTGGCTTTTAGAAAGCTTCGTAATATACTACCTGATAACTTTAGTTTAAAAGTAAGCAACTCACTATTTTAAGGAGAACACAATGGCATTTGATCCAGTAACTGCAGCATTCGAAGTAGGTGGAAAACTACTAGACCGTATATTACCTGATAAAGATAAAAGAGATAAAGCTAAGTTAGCTCTATTTGAGTTAAAACAAAATGGTGAATTAGCTAAACTTGCTTCTACAACAGATCTTGCAAAAGGCCAGCAAGCTATAAATACGATTGAAGCAGGCCACAAAAGTTTATTCGTTGCAGGTTGGCGGCCTTCGATAGGTTGGACATGCAGCCTAGCTTTTCTTTATCACTTTGTACTTCAACCTGTACTTGTATTTGCATTAACTGTGGCAGGCCAAACAATAACTGTACCAACCTTTGATATGCAATCGCTATTAACAGTTATGTTAGGTATGCTCGGCCTTGGTGGTCTACGTACTATTGAAAAAATAAAGAAAATTAGTTAGGAGTTACAATGTCAATTTTATACCCTCTATACCTAGGTTTTGCTAGTAGAATAGCTGGATCAAAATATAAATATGTCGGTCTACTTATGTATATACTTCCTTATGGTTTAATTCAAGATAATATATACTTTGGTTTACTGTCTATTATATGGGTATTCGCTTGGAAGATAACAGGTCACGCAGATGGCTTCCAGGATTATCAAAGGAAAAACTTTTTGTCTCCTTTTGTGTCTAAGTTTACAAACAAGTTAAATATAGACAGGGCTAGCCATTTATACGATAGTATTTTCTGGTTAACTAAAGGTACATTAATAGCCTTGTTACCTGCTGTTCTATCTTTGAACCCTTACATACTTATAGCTTCTGCAATAGCTTATCCTCTAAGTTATCATTTAGGTTTTAATTACCTAGGTATTATGAAAGTAAAAGGTGAACCTTATACAGTTGGTAACTTAAATATACCACCTAGGTTAAAGTTACCTTCTAAACTGTGGTTAGCTCCCACTGTATGGGGCGAGCTATTGGGTGGCGTTATATCCGGCTTAGGCTTTATGATCTAATTAACTTACTATTTTACATATTACAGTCTCCAAATTCGTCCACAGGATCAATATTATTTTTGGCTTATGATTATATACAAAACTAATAATATTGATTGTGTGATCAAATTTGGAGACTTATTTTATAATATATATTTTATTTTTATATCATATCGCACAGGTTCTATGATAAGGCTTATCATATCTTTTAACTCTTCTATAGAACGTACAAAGAATGCGCGGCCTCCTGCGTCTATAATTGCGTTTATCTTCTTACGCTGCAAGTCACTTGGAGTATCTGTTCTCCATTTAACTTCAAAAGCCCAGAAGTCTCCATTAATACAAGCTATTACATCAGGAACACCAGAGACACCTGCAGCGGTTACATTAACTGTAAAGCCTCCAATACTCTTTAAATACTTTATTACTTTAGGTTGAAGCGGGTTTGCCATTACTTGTCACACCTCGGGCCTATAAATACCGGTAGGAATAAACTCCATGTACTATCTTTGCTATCCTGAATTAGATCATTATATTTAACCTCAATTGTTTCTTCTAAGTACTCATCAGGGTTCATATTACGCTGATAGTCTTTTAAACCTGTTCCTACTTTAACTTTAACTCTTTTACCCTCTACACAACCTATGCATATCAAAGCTCCAATCATGCCTACATACTTTCCTTCACCCTCTTGTATGTCAGCACAAAACAAGTCAGCAGTTTTTTCTGCTTTCATTTTAATCCAAGTAGCATTACGTTTGAAAGTATACTTGCCATCCCAGTGCTTAAGTATTAACCCTTCATAGCCCTTTTCTATCAACTCTTCATACTTAGCTTGTATATCATCCCTAGTTTTAAATTCCCAGGTTTCAGCCATCTTAATTAAAGGGCTATTAAAACCTTTAACAGTATCTTTTGCATTCTCATATCTTTCTTTATAAGTTAAAGGGCAATATTGAGCATCAAACTGTTCAAGTGTCATAGTATCAAACATGTTGTATACCAAGCCTAATCCACTTGGTATAGGCGTACCTTTTAGAGCTGAGTTAACCAAACCACCAACTTTAGTATGGTTAGAGTTTTTACTATCCCCAAAACATAACTCGCCATCATACATAACATTAAAGTTTGTAAAAGGTTCAATTGCTTTTACAAGCTCTGGGAATTTAAAAGTATGACCTTTTCTAGTCTTAAAGGTAACTTCTCCATCTTTAATAATAGTGATAACTCTTATACCATTATACTTTAGCTGGCCTGTAATAGGCAGAGTTATATTTTCTAAAGGTTTAGTTTTAGCTAATTGTATTTCCATTATGTTAATAAACTTCTTACCAAATACTTTATTAAGTGTAGTAGCAGTAACGCCACAATCTAGGTTCTTATTACATATTAGTTTAACTAAATCACCTTGTTCAATACAATGTGCTTCAACACGTTCTCTTGCGGCGTTACCTGTTATTTGTCTACTGGCTAAAGTGTTCAGTAATAGGTTATCAGTAATAGTAAACTCTTTTATAGAAGGCCAGTCAATTTCTTTAAACTTTAGATAATAGGTTAATGATGGATCATAGGCATATTGAAACATGGCTTTATCTTCTTCAGTGGCCAGCTGTTTAAGTATATCCTTTTTAATATTGTTTGAATTAGTTTCTCTTAAAGCATGTAATATCATTTTATATCCCTTCAAATACTGTATCGACAAAGTTTTTCTTATTGATGGCTACTGTTTTATAAGCTTTGTCACTCATACCACCTTTGGTTAATATATAGTGTACTATTATTTTTTCTTTACGTTTCATGTTAGCTTGTCGTGCTCTTCGTTGTGTGTGCTGAGCAGTAGAGAAGTTTTGTGAATACATAACTAAGTGCTTAAACATAGATAAGTCAATTCCTTCAGCATAACTAGTTGCTTGCAATAGCTTAGCATTTTTAAATATCCTTTCAAGTTTTGTTTTTTCAGGTTTGTAATGATACATTATAACTAGTTCTTTTGTATCACCCCAGTTGTCAAGTATATAGTCAACTTTCTCTCTATTACCTAACACTAAGTATTCACCATTAATTTTAGCTGTACCTCCCTCTAGTTGATGTAAAGCCCAACGTAACCTAGCTGGTGAGTCACATATTAAGGAATATTCTTTGCCTGTAGAAGCTAATGTAAAGTCTATAACTCTCTTCTTAACTAGTGTATTATAGATGTTCTTAACTCCATCACTTAGTTTAACATAGTGTAACTTATCTTCAGGTTCTTGTTCAAAGCCTAACTGCTTACGTGTATAAGTTATAAACAAATGACTGACCTCTTTCATTATGTTTTCAACTTGTACAGCTGTATAGTCTACAACGCTATGAGCTGGTCCAATACGTTTAGTTTTAACATTCCCCATACTGTCACGTTCGGCATAAAATGAGAACCATTCGTAATAGTTTTTAAACTTACCCCATAGTGTCCATCTATTTAGTGCAAATTGGTTAAATAATAGTTGAGGACCTTGCGCGTGAGGTGTAGCGCTACTAAAAATAATAGGTAAACCAAATATCATCTTAAAGCAATCATTCCATATCTTTGATCTCTTTGGATAACCGCTAATATACTTATGAGACTCATCTAGTATAACTGCGTCATAACCACCTTTAATTGAAGACTTTAGAACAGAGTGGTAGTTTATCACTGTGTAATCTTTTGCATGCTTGTATTCTTTTAATGTTTTATTCCACCCTGCCATTGCCTTAACAGTTGTAACAACCAATACTTTCTTAATAACTTTGCTATGCTCATATATGCGTATAGCAACTATAGTCTTGCCTGTTCTTTCCTCCATTGCTAAGTAAACCATACCATACTTTGTAATAATAGGTATAGCTTCCTTAGCAATTGCTACTTGATGTGGCCATGCTTCCATCATCTAGACAGTACTCCTGGAACAAACACGTCACTTATGATTATACCATATACGTCAAAAAATCTTTCAGCAACTTTCTTGGTCATTAGTTTTCCTTTCTTGTAGTTTGATATCTGTATAGGTTGCACATTAGTTTGCTTACTAGATAACGACTTAGCTAGTTCATATAACGAAGTTACCTCATAAAAGTCTGCTATATGCTTAATGGCTTCAACTCCTGTCATTACATCTTCTTCCATACTTGTCATAGTCTAAGACTCCTTTTAACATTATTGTTATCTACTTCATTATCGTGACTTTCAAATCCTGCAGTGTCTACTTCCATATCAAATGTACTAGAATAATCTAATTTAACATCTGTTCTCATCTTAATTAGAGATAGCTGTTCTGCCATATACTCATACGGATTAACACCTGGCAACTTAGCTGCACATACTTCTTTATACATCTCCATAGCATCATCTATAGCTGTTAGAGGGTCTACAATTCTATTTGCGGCCTTAGCTTTTCCAATGCGAGGTAGACCTGGAATGTTATCACTAGTATCACCCATTAATACCTGTCTATAAAGTCTTAATATAGCTTCATCTTCAGTGATTGTTTTCCATTCTTTTTTAACATAGTTATAGTGCTTACCAGGGCATTGTAGAATATCTTTATCTACTCCCATATGTATTGCACCATTCCAATACATATCTGTAGCTATTGCATCATCTGCTTCAAAACCACTAACAATCATTGCATTACACTCTTCAACTAAGAAGTCTCTGCAGAAGCCGAGGAATTGAGGTCTAACCATAGATACCCTATTGCCTTTATAAGGTTTAGTTTTAGCAGCTGCATACCTAAAGTTTTTGCTTCCACCCAAGTATATCCTCATTCTACTTATGCCAGTATCATTTACTATGTGTTGCAGTGTAGACATTATAATAGAACTGCAAGCACCTTCAAAATGTGTTTCGCAAGCTGCTGCAGTTCTATAGGCAATTGTGTCTCCATCAACTGCGAATACTTCTGGTTGTTCATTAAACATTAGTTTCTCCTTCTACTTCATAAGTTTCTTTAAACTCCTCGTCACCACATGGGTATAGTTTACCATCTTTTCCTTTAATTAGCCAATCGTTCGGCCATAATGATTTTACGCCTACAAGGGTTTCTACGTCAATTCTCCATCTACTAATAGTCATTTCAACAGAGTTATAATCTGCATAAGACACTATTAAGCCAAAGGGTAATTTTACATCTTCAACTAAATGTTGTAATACAAGCTCATTAGTTATTTGAAATGCTTCAACAACTACTGGTTTCTTTCTATACATAACCATTATAGATCTCCCCTAAAAGAATCTATCACTGTGTGTATCTCATTAGCAATGTTTAAACAAATGTAGGTAATGCATTTAAAAATGCCCTTTAGAGTATGCCAAATTAAAGGTGCGGGTAAAAGAAGAGTTAGGCCTATGCCTAACATAATATTGAGACCTATATTTTTAACTTTTTCTGATTTTTTCATTATTTTGTATCCTTTCTGATTTTAGGTAAACTTTTGAGTTCAGTTATGAATGCTAGGTTAGCTGCTATATGATCTAGATGGTTTAGGCCACTTTCAGGATCATCTTCTTCACCTTCCCTCCAAGCATCAAAGTGTCTTTGCAATGCATTGAGATAACACTCAATATCTTTTGTTTCCCTCCAATTATTAACTTTATATTTCTTAGCCCCGTAAGATAAAGCTCGTGCAACACCTTGTGATAATGAGGCAGGAACCAAAGACATGCGAGGCTTTTTACTATCAAATTTCATAAACTCACTTATAACTTCATAAGGTAAGCTAACGGCTTTTAAAGCTGCTTTACAACTATTGCAAGGTTCAAAAGTGATAAACATTTTGAAGTAACCACTATGTTTTGTATATGCTGGCCTTTTATTTATGGCGTCTATTTCTGCATGCGTAACAGTAGATAGAGTATTACCGTTTATATCTTCACACAAAGGGCCTAAACCTTTATTGTTATTATTAAAACCCTCAGATACTATTAAGTAATTTAGGTCACCTGCCTGGCCAGACACAGTAGCTATAACTGCCCCAACTTTACGCTTCTTTGCCGTAGACTTAGCAGCAACATCTATTAAGTATTTATGTAACTCATCTTTTGTCATTTCATTCTCCTTTAGTTTGTTTAACTTTTATGTACAGCTATAATATGTTTAAGTTGTTTTGTAGGTGGTATAAAGTTTTCACCTTTATCTATATTAGCTTTTATATGAGCTTCAACTTTGCCTCTAATAATCTTTGTATTGTTACTATCACATATAGCTTTACAGATAGAATAGAAATGTTCTTGCATACCTAAACCTCTTAATGTGCCTATAGCTGTTATAAATAGACTGTAACATGCTAAATCGAAGCCTGCAAAAAGATCAGCCATTTTATAATCATCTATATGCTTTGTACTTTCATAATATAAGTTACGAATTTCTAATGTAAAATAAAAGGCTTGTTCAGCACTTATTTGGTCTAAGCGCTCAAATAGACCTTTAATAATCTCTTCGGTTATACCAAGCTTCCAGAATACTCCAATAGCTACGAACGTTATATCTCCTATAGCATCTAGCTTGTCAACTAATTTAGAAGCCTCAAATAGTTCAGTAGTCTCCTCTAATAGTAAATTAACAGCTAAAGATCTATCATATTTACATTCATATCTTGCTGCATTCCATTTAATACAATCTTCTACTATATCCATTATTTAGTTCTCCTATACGTTAAGTTTAAATTTAATTGCCGGACAAGGGTCATAGTTATTTATAGTTAACATCTCTGGAGAGAAGTTAAGCACTGTTGCGTCTTCTTTTAATTCATAGTTTAAAACACAATAATTTTTATCTAAACAGTTTGTTACATTTCTCATATACTCTATTGTAGGTTCTATATGATTGGTATATATGTGCGTATCTGCTAAAACTAGTTTGATCTTACCGGGTCTTAATCCTACTTGATGAGCTATTAATGCATTCCATGCTGCAGCCAATATAATGTCACTAGGTAAGCCTACCATAACATCTACACTTCTTTGGTACCATATCATATCAAGAAACTCGCCTTCTCGCACATACCATTGGTATAATAGATGGCAACAAGGTAGATCTAAGTTTACTAGATTGGAAGGGTCCCAACCAGTTATAATATGTCTTCTACCCGTGGGGTCAATTTTTAAACTTTGTATCAAGTTTTCTAACTGATTTGTACCATTAAAATCAACCCATTTATTGCCATAGTCTAATGTTATTGCACCAGCTCCATAATTTCTACCACCATCTCTAAATAGTTCAATCTGATCTTTAGATCCCCATTCATTCCAATAGTTGCAACCTTTACTTTGAAAGTCTTTTACATTGTTGGGGCAGTGAAGAAAAGCAGATAGTTCACCTAATACAGGCTTATAAAATAACTTGCGACCTCTTAACAAAGGAAACTCAATACTTGTATCTATAGTAATAGTTTCACCAAATATAGAATAAGTTTCACCTGCTCTTGTTTTGCGTTTATCTCCTTCTTGTAAGATCTTTTCTATTAGTTTAGCATATTGTTCATATTCCCACATTTCTATGTTCCTTTCTTATTGTTCATATTTAGCTATATACTTACCATTTTCTATATCACCCCAGTTATAGCCAACCAATACATTAACAGGCATAGGTAAATCTGTTATCTCAACAGAAGTGCACATTTCTGTCCATGCCTCTTGCATACTATCAGCTATGATCTTATTAGCTAGGGTGTATAATTTTTTGTCATTCGGACAGGTAAAAGTATAACTGTCATGAATAAAGTTTCTAAGTTTAATATCAGTATTTAACTTTTTAAGCTTGGGTATCATATAATGCATAGCTAATTTAGCAACTTCAGACTCGAAACCTTGTACCTGCATAGCTAGCTGGTCAGTCATCATTTTAGCCTTATACTTACGTCCCAAAGGTGTTTGCCATACCCTACCATTTTTCCAGTCTTTAATACCTCTTTGCTGCCACGAAGATATTTGTTTCCACAAGCCTACCCATTTCTTTTTAATCTTCTTTGCTTCCTGCTCTTTAAGGCATAAACCAGCTTGCTTCAATAGAATAGACATAAACACAAATACACCCGCTCCAAAAAGTAAACCAAAATTAGCAGTCTTGCTGATTTGTCTCTCCGTCTTTGTAAAAACTTTTCCAAATATCATTTCAGCAACATAATTATGTAAGTCTTTACCTTCTCTAAATAACTTCTCCATAGTCTTATCGCCTGTTATAACACATACGCCGCGCAATTGTATTTGCGCATAATCAGAATACAATATAACTTCAGAACCTCCATCAGGCACACCAAATATACCTTTTAATTTACGAGGTATTTGTTGCAAATTTTGGTGACTTGACGTGGTTCTCCCTGACCTAGCTGAACATTTAAACTTTCCAAATATAGAGTTATTTTCTACAGTGTTTGCATATTTGGTTAAAAAAGAATTACTTTTAACTAGCTTACGCGTTTCTCTAACTGCCTTAGCTCTTTCACTACCTTGAGCAGACAACCTAGCTAAGCCTTCGTCATTTGAATTTTCAGAGTCTATATAAGGTCTTACTTGTTGCCATGAATTACAGTTAATAGGTAAACCAATTTCTTTTATTCTATATGTGTTCAAAGCATATTGATCTTCAAGTCTATCAATCAATATAGGCATGCCATTGTTTTGAAAATCTAAACAATACTTAGTGCACAATATATCTAGTTTATAGCTAAACTCATTTAACACACCCTTAACAGTATCCCAGACTTCTTGCAAGCATATAACATCTGTTGCAGCATATATAAGTTGCTCTTCAGAAAGCAATACAGCATTCCAATCAGACTTTTGCATTTCTTTCTTATTGTGATAAGGATCATGGCCTATTGTGTATTTTATAACATCATCTAAAGCAAACTTTGCTTGATCATAAAAATACAACCTAGATAGTAAAAAAGTACAGTCAAACTTTTTTGGCATCCAAGTCAATCTACCTACTTGCTCTTGTATAGTAGATATATCATAATGCACATTATGAGCAACTATATGTAAGTCAGTTAAATAGCTAATTAGTTCATAAGGGCTAGGATTTTCAACAATTATAGCTGTACCATTCATATGCTTCTGATAGAACTGTGCTAGTCTTATTTTACCATAAAAACCTTTGGTTTCAGTATCAAACATAACAGGCTCATCAACATTTAACGACTTGATAGCGTCAGCTAAAGACATTAGTTTATATTTTATTTCCATTATTTTTACTCCTTAAAAGTTAATTGGCTCTTAGGAAGGATTCGAACCTTCGATATACTACCCTCGTCAGAGTAGCCATGTGTTCCTGCTCATCTCACCAGCAAATTAAAATGGAATATCATCATCACCATCAGGTAGTGGAAACTTCTGAGGCGTTTTTATAGGTTTAATGGGTTTAACAGGATCGAACCTGTCTAATTCGATCCCTATCTTTTCTTTACAGAATGCTAGTCCTTCAGAGTAAGCTTCGTTATACAAATCGCCCTTTACTTCTACTTCTGTTTTACATTCGTAGGTAACATTCTCATAATTACCTAAATTGATAAGTCTTTTAATACCTACTGTTATTGTTTTAATAGTCATGGTTAATCCTCCAAATAGCTTTTTAAAGTTGAAATGCCGTCTTCCATTGCACTGCAAGCGTCTTGCACGTTCTCATTGTCAACTAGATCATAAACCTCATCTAGTTGTAGCCCTATCTTTGTTAAGGCCGGCATAATATCTGACAATATACCTAAGGCTTGTTGTTTGGCCTTTAAAGCATTATATTTTAAATTATTCTCTTCTACTTCGGTAGATACACTCATAATCTTAACTCCTATAGGTCTTATACTTTCGCAAAGAGTACTTTGCAATTTACTTGTTTTGTTTTTCATTTTATTTTCCTTTAACAATAAAGAGGCTGGTAATTACACCTATTTAACCCTGCTTTTCTTTTCTTGATAAATATATCAGGTTGGTACACAATACTGTAATATTATGGGACTATAACAGCACATATAGTTTATAACCTTGTAGAAATAGTAGCACCTCATTGTTATTTATTGAAGTTAAAGACGAGGTTTAGAAGTTTTAGCCGGAGCTTCCTCTTCTGCAGTTTCAGGTTCGGCGCTAAAATCACTAGCTTCGTCCTGTCCTACATAACCATCTTCTTGTCCCTCAAAACCGGCGTCTTCTTCATAAGGAATAAAGTTAATAAGCTGTAAGTTGTTAATGAATAGGCTAGGCCCAACATCTAAACCACTTGTATACTTTTTAAGATTACCCGATATAGCGCCTATAGAACCATTGCCTACCTTTTGACCTTTAAGATCAATTTTCTTAGGTTTAGGCTGAGCAGCGTCATATACGTGTATGATTTTTTTCTTCCCGTCTGGAAAGGTAGTAATAGAAGAGAAACTAAATGCAGTTAAACCAGTTGGTTTTGCTCCTTCGTCTCTCTCAGTAGTCATCGCAGTAGGAACATAGCGACCATCAGAATCTTCAAGCACATCGCGGTAACCTATAGACTTACGTCTTTGCTTACCCTTTAGCTCTCCAACTATGTTTTCTATTTGCTCAATCATTTTTTTAGTAGCAGGAAGGTCTGTTTTTACATATATAGTTGCTGTATAAACATAACCTGTTTGGTTATAATTAGCTTTACCTTGCCCAGATATGTTAACAAAATGAAGTTCTCCTGGCGGTGTTACTATTCTCTCTATTTCATTTGACATTTTTAGTCTCCTTTGAGTTAATTTAATTACTAATCACTATCTGCACTTGCAATGGTAGTGATACTAGTGTTTTATAAAGCCGCTCCAGTTACCAGCCTAGTCCCCAAACTGTTAACTTACATACGAGCTAACATTTTTTCTATTTTAGTTAGGTATTCATTTTCAGGGCCATAAAATTTAATAGCTACTGCTTGCAAATCTATAAGATCTTCTTTACTAATCTCATTGCTAACTTTAGGAGCTTGTTTAAATGCAATTACTTCTTTACGAAGTAACTTAGCTTCATCTTCAGCCTTAGCTACTTTTGCTTTAAGCTCTTTAATAAGATTGTCAGTAGCTGTAGCAGCTTCTGCTCTTTCTTTATTAGCCTTTACTTCAGTAGATACTGCCGGATTTGGCATACTAGTCGGTGTTGGTCTATTATCAGTCATTTTATTTTCCTTTTCAGTTTGTACAAACATATCCAATTTTTCAATCTTGAATATAATCATATTATAACATATTATAAATCATTTGTAAACATATTTAATAAATTTATTAAATGAATATTTTTATTTTACGTAATTCACAATGCATTTATCATTAGCTGGCCATAGTACAATTGATACTTCTATTAAAGCAACTTTTAATAACGTTCTATAATGGCAAGGATTACCGCCATCTTCGTATTTAGTAGGTCTATAACCAATGCTAAAACCTAGGCGTATTTTGTTAGCTTTGCATTCTTCCATTTTAGATGCAAAATGGTCATAAATTTCTATCACACAAAACAAACCTTTTTTGTCTACCTTAAAACTTTTGGTTCTACCCACAATGTCAGATTTATTATGCTCTCTTAATACTGGAATATTCAATTTATGCTTTCTAAGATCAGCAAGAGTTGCTGTAAAAGCTTTTGGGTCTATAATATCACCAACTTCGTCTATATTACCGAAATATGCTACATAACCTTTAATATTCATTACTTGTTTCCTTTTAGTATTGATTGGTTTATGTCTGCTTTTTCTTTACCGTTAAAACCTAAAAGAGCAATATCACACAAGCGATCTCTCTCTTTAAAATCACCTCTTAACAATGCTTCCATAGCGCCTTTCATACAGTCTTCTATAGTTATTTCTGTTTTACTAGCCATGTTTATTAACCTATCATTTTTAATGTTAGTGAGACTATAAACTCAAATGCTATACCACATAACATACCTTTTATAAAAGCTTTGTTTCTTAGACTTTTAAGGCTACCTCCATTACAATAATTATAGTAGTAATCTCTTTGAGTCCTTAGCTTAATATTTTGTATCTTTAATCTTGCCATTCCTTCTGCGCGTCCCATTTTACTCTCCTTAGTTTGTGTAAACTTTATCACTTGCTCTACTTATAGCAACATAAAGTAATTTTAAATATAAATTGTAGTTGAAATCAGCACTTTTGCTTATATCTATAGTGTCTAAAAATACATTCTCATACGTACTACCTTGGCTTTTATGAACTGTCATTGCGTGCACAAAATCAACGCATATAACATTATTCTTAAAAGATAAGTAACGTTTCCAACAACTTGATCTTAACTTTGCTAATGGTTCTCGCCAATTAGATTGTGCCCATACCTTAGCGTCAATACCATACTTAAGAGTTATATTTTTATTTGACTGTACTGCTAATTTTCCAAGCTCAGCTTTAACATTTAGATACCGTTGATGGCCAAATATAACAGCCCTAGCTGTTTCATTATCCTCATAATCTGTAAGAGTAAAGAATGATACTTCTTTTATGCTCTGCAAAGTTTCTAATGTACCATATTTGCTACCCAGCTCTAATATTTTACCTCTAATATCAATTATGAAAGGCGGCTTATCTTCTACACTGTTTAAGGTATATATTTTCCTAGTAGAAGGGCTAAAAATGTTATCTTCAATCTTTGGTTTATGCCTCCCTTGTACTGCTGCGTTTAAGGTCTCTACTTGAGCATTTGTATAAGCTAATATAACTTTAGTTGTAGTACACTTACGGTAAAGATTAACAATATCACAGTTTCTGACAAAATTTGCATTCTCTTTTAAGGGTTCCAATTTTGCTCCGTCTATAAAGCTATTTAACTGCAACAAAGTATCTATAAGAGGATTATCATTTTCTTGTCTATATACTTTCGTTAATTTTATCCAATGGTCACCATGAGGTACAACAGCTTTAATATCTTTAACAGGGGGTAATTGGTTTGGATCTCCTATGTATACAACCTTAGTTAACAGTTCACCATTTTCTGCACCATATTGTAAACATGCTATGTCAACAAAATCCTTTTCACCAATCATACTAAACTCATCTATAAACAAAACAGCTACCTTATCAGGCGTACTAACTTGTTTATTACCATCTATATTAGTAACCTTAGTTGCAGCATTATTTATAGTTGGGCACTTTTTAAGAAAACTATGTAATGTTGAAATTTTAGCCTCTTTATTAAGCTTACTTTTTAACACACTACAAGCTTTATGTGTATAAGCCGTAGCTATTGCTTCTATTTTATTGTCTGAGCAATAACTTAATAGGCTATTTAGACTTGTGGTCTTTCCCGTGCCAGCTATACCTGTTATGTATAACTCAGCTGCTTCCTCATCACTCAAGAAGGCCTTGAATTGTTGCAGTACATTGATCATCTAAACTACTCTCCTTAAATTTGCTTATCTTTTTACATGCAGGGCATATTCTGTTACCTATGTGGTAACTTTTAAACATATCTAAACAACTTAAACACTTACGCTGCTTTATATTATTCTTTGTAACTTTTATAGGTTCATAACATTCTAAGCATATATTACCTGTTTCTACTTTTTTGTCTAACTTTAAGCCACAATATTTGCAGTACTTAGCTTTAAAAGTTGTCTTAACTAATTCCTTAGCTCTGCTACCATGTTTTTGTCTGTATAGTAAATCACTGAACATTTTACTACTTACTAAGTCTATGTAAAAGGTTTTATATACCATTGTTATATAACCACGCGAAGTTAACAGGCTTATCGTTAACTTTATAAACATGCAGAGCATGGCAATCTGTTACATGACCAGTTGAGCAAATCCAGTCTCCTTGCCATTCATAAAAGTAAAACCATCTTGTCTTACCTCCACGCATTTTTGCGCATATTTTATCCCCTGGCCTTAGCGCCTTTTTTGCTTTTCTAGTAGCATTAAATCGCTTAAATCTTTTAATAATATTTATCATTATTCTAATCCTTTTATAGCTAATGGCTTATCATGCGACTCAAAACCATGATCGTTATTAGTCTTGAACCTATGTAAGCCGTTAATAAAGTAGTAAAAATCATTCTTACCCCCTTTAGTCGTATGCTTTCTAACTATGCCTACATCCCTTAGTTTATTTATCAGCGCCCTACTTGTGCCTGCCCCTTCTGTCATAATATCGTAAAGTTCTGCTATCTTTTCATATTTTAGTCTACAGTCTTCCCAGCTATCTTCAAAGTCTAATACGCCATACTCATCAGCTAGGGTCGACAGCTCTTCATATTTACTATTATGCATATAATAAGCTAACTGTTCTACTGCAGGCAAATTATCAAGTATAAGTCTCTCTTTATCTGCCGTCTCAGGAGGTGTTACATACTCTTCACTATTCAACTGTTTAATTTCTGTACCTAAATAGTAACAAAAGTCTAATATTTCACTAGGTATAAGCTCCTCAACAACACGAGCTACACCCCCAGCTTTAGTAACCCATTCTTGATCTTTTAATACATTAGGAGTCTTTATAAATGCAACTCGTCTATCACCAGTTTCAATTGGTAGTGGGTTAGAGTTAGCAGTCATTATAAAAGTTGTACTGTGTTTGTAGTTAAAGCCATCTTGTCTCATTGCCCTTACTTGAAATTCTGCCGAACCTGTATAAGCCTTTAGTTTACCAAGCACCTCTTGTTTATCACTTGGCCGAGTAAGTTTATTACCATACTCATCTAGCTGTATTAAATACTTATCAACCATCCAGCCATTATATTGCTCTAAAAATACTTTAGTATCTGGTTTAGATACATATTCTTGCCCTATTATGTGTCTCAATAGATTAACTAAAGTATCTTTACCTGAACCAGGTATGCCTATAAAGTATAATATAACAGGTGAATACTTAAAAGTCATTAGCTTGGTTTTTATAAAACTAAGTACATAAGACCTCATATAATCATCAGGGATAAGGCTTTCAAAGTAGTTGATTATATGGGTAGGCCTTGAGTATTGATCTTTGTACAAAGAGGGGTTATTAACAATACTCAAGGCCTGAGTTTGTCTGAATAGATTAAATTTATCAGTGCCCTCAATATGACCAAATTCAACGGCAGGGTTTAGAGAAGTTCTTATAAGCTGCTTTGTACTATCGTAACCATTTTCTGTAAGGGGCCTCCCTATCAAAGCTTTAAAAGTGTTTATAATAGAACGCTTCTCGCCATAGGTTCTCAAATATGGTACTGTGTAGTTTATTAGATAGTATAAGCCTTTTACATCATCGTAAAAACTTTCTAAATAGTCACCATTAAGCGCAGTAGCCATAAAACCCATTTTCATCCAGTGAGGGTCATACTGCCATATAACTTTACCATCAATAGAAGCTCTCTCTTCTAACATAGGGTTTATAATGGTTGACATTAACTCATTTTGTTCTTTTGGCGTTTCTTTAAGCGAGTTAATTAACATCATAGCTTTTGTATATATTTCCATACTTATAGATATGTCAGAGCCTAAAATTGCACTAACTTTGCTTAAGTATTCACTACCTCTACCTTTAGGCACTTCAGAGGGTTTTAAATGGCCCATTTTAACATAAGAAGGTAAATTTCTAAACGTCCGAGGTGTTATTATTTTAAATAGCACTGGGTCGTAAACTTTATTTTTAATAAACATATCCATCATAGGAGCCAGTCTATTACTAATAGCGTGGCTATTTTCATTAAGCTTAAGTACTTTTGAAGATATAGTTTGAGACTTAAAAGTTTTCAACATAGCTAATACAGTAGGAGGGCACTCTTTAAGCTTAGGTAATTCTTTCACCCCTTGCCAACTCATTTTTGTATAATTATCCTCAGTAGGTAAGTATATAAAACCATCATCAGCAAAGAAGTCTAACTCAATCTTGGTATTTTTATCTTTAACCTTAAAATTGCTAACTTTATCCGTGTATTTATAAATAATTGTGCCACCACCTGAAGGCTTACCTTTGCTTATAAAATGAAACATATAGCCAACATCCATAGCCAAAAACATGTCATATGTAAGTTGGTTATCACAATCAATTGCTATAATACCAGATTTGTTGCCAGTTATAGCACCAGCTAAGCGGGTTGGCTTCTTATTAAAATGAGAAGTATATTTTTTGCGCCAATTTTGTTCTAAGTTAGGCAAAGTTTTTTTACCACTCTCAAGACGTTTTAAAGCCCCTTTCATTGGCACGGTATACCAGCCAGCTTCAATAAATAAGTCTATTAACATCTATTTACCTTTACTTAATATTACACAATCGTGGTTGAGTTTTATTTTGCCTTCTATATATAGTTTATAAAGATTGCAGCGACTCTCAAAAATGCAATTTTCATGCTTTTCAACTTTGGCAGCTAGTATTTTAGCTAACTCTTTTTTACTTTTATTGTCTAATGTCATTTTTCAATCCACTCGCCCATTGGCATAACGCCTTTGTAAAATACTCCCTTAGGTTGAGTAACCACAGTTAGATTATCCTCTTCAGCTAATAGCCATCTTGGAAACAAGCTATTATAAATTAGCTCTTCGACCTCGGGAACTGCATTTTCCATAAGAGTCATACATTTTATGAGCTTCGTTAAGGTTGGTGCCGTTATAATATCGCCTATGTCATATTGTCTTATAAGGGCCAAAACAGGCACGCCGTCTTGATGTTTGCGCCATATATCACTCAATACGCACTCTTGCATTAATATTGTAGGCCTTGCCATATTATTTCCTCTCGTTGTCTATTCTCAATTAGTTATTACATTATATATCATATTTTTCAATTTGTAAACAATTATTTTAAATTATTTTGTTTACATAATATTTATGTTTAATTTATATTATATAAATGACTATTATTAATATTGATTTAGGCCTACCAGGATTGACACACAGGAGATATTATTCTATTCGTATAGGTTATATAGCCAAAAATAATATTGACTGTGTGTCAATCCTGGAGTGTAGTATAATTACGATTATATGTAAACAATTATTTTTAACTAGTTATGTAAAATAGTGAAGCTAAGAAAATGGGCAATACTTTTACATATTGCCCATCTCTCTCGGCTGCTTAAGGATTGAGGTTATGCAGCTATTGAGAATCCTTCAGCTTCTAAGTATTCCATAAGGTCTTCTTTACTATCAAAACCTAATTCAGTTTCAACAATTGAAGTGCGAGCCGCGTCTATTTCCTGCATACGTGCTTCAATATCACTAGGAGCAAGCTCGCCATTTTGCACTTCAACCAAAACTGCTTCTTTGGCTTTTCTCGCTACTGCTTGCTGTTTTGTCCAATTACTAACGCCAGCCTTACACATAGTATTGAATCCTGTAGCAGTTTTAGCTTTAAGGCCAAACTCAACTGCAGACTCGCCAACAACAGGCAACCAGCGCTTAAAGTAATAATCATGAATAGCTAAAACTTGACCATCGCTATCTTTAATAAAACTAGTTCCAACGGCTCTATTACTTTTTGCACTAGCTAAAACAACTGCTTGGTCGAAAATAGAAGCTACTGTATTTTCTTTGTTAGCTTCAAGTAATTCAATTATTGCTACATACGCTTTTTTAATATTCATTTTAGTTTCCTTTACATAATATGTTTTCTTTTGGTAAGGTAGAAAACTTAACCTCTAGTAAATATTTCAATTAATTAATTTCAATTAATTTTATAAGTTTATTATATATCATATTTTTCAATTTGTAAACAATTATTTTAAATTATTTACAATTATTTTGTTATAATAAGTCTTTAGGATTGAATCCTAAAGCGTTAATAATATCCTGTCTAGTCTCTTCATGCTTGTATAATATAACCACTTCAAAATCTTCAACATATTCATTTTCTAACCAGTCAATATGTTCTATTTCTTTATCTATGCTTAATTTTCTTAATTGTATCACATTAGGGCTATTGTCTATTGCTTTGGCCCTTCTTATATGTTCTACAATACTTTTTGCTACTTTACTCATTTTGATACTCCCTTTTATTTAAGTTGTTTTGTTTCCATAGTAAATTAGTATATGAGAACACTATGGAAGCCCTCATAAAGTCAAATTCTATTTTTGTACTTAATGCCATTTTTATGTAAATACTCATTAAACTCGCCCTTCCCATAGTAACTTGTCACTATTGAAGTCAATAATTTTAAATTTTGTATTCATAGGCTTTAAATTTAACCTTCTAACCTTGTTAATTATACCTTGTAAGGTTTTTAGTTCAAAAATAACTCTATTGTTCATGCCAACACTTTCATAGCCATGGCTTGTTTCAAATGACACTATTGTTTTCATAATATTACTCCTAACTATATTTCAAAATTGTAGTTGATAAAACTTCTTTATAAGCGAATTTTTTTAGTAAATACTCAAAGTCAATAAAATCATCTCTTTTCATTATAAAATCATTATCATCATTTACAATAAAAGTACCATTAGGTAACTCACTTAATAATAGACTTTTATCCCTTGCGTTAAATATTTTAATTATTACCATTTTAATATTTCTTTTCATAATATTACTCCTATTATGTTAAGTTTAATTAGCTACTAAAATACATTATTAACTAATGTATTCTATAGATAATTAATCTTTAAAACTTTCAAAGTCATTAAAACTTTGTTTTAGATAGTTATAAACATTTAACTCTCTACTATGTAAACAAATGCTTAAAAATGTATCTAGCTCTTTTTGACTTGTTATAGTTCTTTTGAATCTCAATAATATAGTTAGGAATTTTGCTTCCTCTTCAATTTCTTTTAACTTTTCAACCTCCCATTTTGACTTGTCTTTATTCCAAAACCTTAAGTTTTCATAGTTAGTATTGATATTTATTTCAATTGCTATGTTCAATTGTTTGTTAAAATTTTTGAATTCTTTTATCATCTTATTACCTTTCTATATTTCTATTATCTAACCAATGTAGTCTATATCTTCTTTTAGCTATTAAAATTAGTATTTCTTTTTTAGTTAAGTTAACGCAATCAAAGTTTTTAAATATTAAGAAACTATATACTGCTTTTATATAATATTTCATTTTAATATACTTTCTTTTTATTAAACGTTAATCTTCAACGTTTTTGTTATTATTAAGAATACTATATTTTAATAGCATTGTAAATAGTTATTTTCAATTTTATTAAAAAAGAAATATAATTACAATTACATAATAAAGTAAAATTTTAATACTATAATTAATAGAACGGGCGCGCGTTATATCATATTTTTATATAATTGTAAACAGTTATTTTAATTTATTTTAAATATTAATTATTTTCAATTTTAAAATAAATTAAAACGTTCATACAGTCATTTTAAAGCCCCCTAGACTGCATGAAATGTTTGGCTTATGATTATATACAAAACTAATAATATTGACTGTGTGTCAATTCTGGAGTGCACTATAATTACAAACTAATGAGTTTAATGGTAGTATAATTACATTTACATAACTTTATAGTTATAGTACATTTACATAACAGTTTAGCATAATTATATTTACATAATGGTTTAAGCCTTGAACCTTATTATATCATAACATATTTTGATATAAAAGTAAATGTTTTTATACTTCTTATTTGAGTAATAATATAACAAATCTTTGAAGTAAAAATAAAAAATAGTTGTTTACTTTTAATGCATAGTATGATACTATGTTGAAACTAACTAATTATATTTACATAAAAGCTAAGACTATATAAGAGTTTTAAAGCCTTTTAGACGCCGCGAAATGTTTAGCTTATGATTATATACAAAACTAATAATATTGACTGTATGATTGAATTTGAAGAGCAATTATATTACAAACTAACGAGTTTAACTGTAGTATAATTACATTTACATAAAGGTGAGTAATTAAATTACGGTGTTGAACTGCATTTTATCAATTTTTGGCTTTACATTCGGGTTTATGTATGATATACTAATTTTGGCCCTAAAAGTCTCGCTTGTAATTGATAATATATAATAGTTTATAATGGCTACTATGGTAAAATATATTATATAATTAAAAAATAGCTCGACTTTTTGGTATATTATTGAAAATAGTTGATGCTATAAATTATTATATATTATCAATTACAAAATGCGCATAATTATCCGTTTCAAATACATGCAAAATAATCACAAGGCATATTTTCCATAAAGTCCCTTCCACCCTTTTAGAACTTGTTAATTTAATACATTCTTTAATTGATAAAATATAATACATTATAATAATTACCATAAAGTAAACTATTCCATATCCCTTAGCTTTAGTTTCAACATTATATCATAGTTTAGTTAAAAAGTAAATAATTATTATTGTAATAAAGTGTTAAAGATTTGATATATTTGTTTAGCTATATGACAAATGAATTTATTAGTTCTATTAACATAACTACTGAAGTAAAGCTATCGAAAAAAGAAGTAAAATTACTCAAATAATTGTGTACTTTTGGTGCGAAATATGATATAGTCGGCGACTTTTGTCAACTATTTTACATAGTTTGAGGGGTGAGGGTGTCGCCGAGCCTTCTCTGAATTTGCAAGCATGGTTTATTTTGATATGACCCATTTTTAAAGTATTTATTAAATTTATTAAACACTATACTATTTTGATATGACCCTTTTTAAAGCTTTTATTAAATTTATTAAACCCTGTGCCTTAAGCTAAACTAATAACAACTAGTATGACTACTCTTCGTCATTAGTCATACAATACAGCACATCATGAGCCTCTTCTATTCCTACTAATAACTCATCTATAGCCTTAGTTGTACCATCACAATGAGTAGAAAGGTATGATTTGCCCTCTTTAGTTACCATTACTGTAAATATAGACTTTACTTCTTGTTCATTAACAAACTTCCTTGCCTTTTCTACTACATCAAGTATTAGGTCACTACTTAAAGCGTGTACTGGTACTAGTTCGATTATTTTATCAGACGTCATAGCTGTGGTCCTCTTTCTTTCTCCGTTGTTGTGGTATGTAGTCTTCACTGCCTACTACCATATATCTTATACTATCTGCACCATTACTGTAGTCATCATGCACATGTGAGTCTTTCCAAGTGCTTGTCTTCTCGCTCCACTCTTTCGTATAGTTTAGGAAACAGCTCTTTATGAATTCGCACTTTGGGTCTAGCCATACCTGATGTATTATCCTTCTAACCATGTTAATACCCTCTATACGGCTTGTTTTAGGTAATATGTCTACATATACGTTAGGTAATTCCTCGTTAAAGACCTCTTCACGTGTTTTGCCACTCGTTAGTTCCCTTACGTTTGCATCATGGGGTAATATAACATGACTTACGTTATCAAAATAAGGCTTATTTTTTAATATATCAGTGTAATACGAAATTTGTTCACCATTGTCGTAAATCTCATCTATAATACGGAACTCATTTACATACTTTTGAAATACAATTAGCACATTGGTATCATTCATACCTAGATCTACCGCAACCTGTACCTCTAGATTTGGATCGTAAAGGTTAGGTAGCTCTTTTTTGCCCTTTACGACATGTTCCATATAAAGTCTTGCATAGTATGCTCCATCTTTAGTAGCCATAAAGGCTTCAATAGCTGTTGATGGATATTCCTGATGTATTTCCTCTCCAAGTTCACGATATTGAGTTATCCAGAAGTTTTTCTGCTGCTGTGTTAGGGTTATGTTGAGGTCTCGCTCTAGATCCAAGAAATATTTATGCTGCATATCGTTGGCCTCTTGATATTCTTGCACCGTGCAATCTGGATCATCAAGCCATGATAAGAATACAGCTATGAAATCCTTAGGTGTAATGGTGCCTGTAAATGAGATTGCAGTGTCCCACATAGTCTTAAACATGTTGTTACCCTCTGCTGTGCTCTCAATAATACCGGTATTACCCGGGGCTAGTGCTTGTAAAGTCCCAGTTTTTGTTTCCTTAGCTTTTTGTGGACTTTTATTTGCTATCTTGCCCATTTCTGAAACATGTAATCTTTGCAGGGTGGCAGAACGAAATGATGTGCGTATAAAAATACTGGAACCATTAGTTAGTTTGAACTTCTCAGTGTTATCCACATCTATTACTACATTCATGTAACGCTTGAACTCATTTGGCAGCTCTTCCCATAGTATCTTTGTGCGTTCCAATAATGTTGAAGCCTCATCTTTACCTTGCGCCATTAAACCTATTGAGAAATCCCTATTAGTTATAAGATCGTCGAAGAAGCTAACAAGCCATAGTGTTGATATACCTTGTTGCCTAGACTTAAGTATTATAACCCTTGAATGACGTAAACTAGCTGCATAAACCTTGTGCTGCGCCCTGTTCATACAAAATCTAATACGTTCACCTTGCTTGTCTACAATTGTGTATAAATTGTTTAATCTCCATAACTTACTAGGTACATAATTAGTGTACATATCACTACTATCATCAGGAGCAGAATAAAAAGTATGTCCTGCATCTACTAAAGATGTATCTTTGTATATAAGTTTAAACTGTTCTGGTGTAATTCTTAACATTTAGTCTCTCCTAAGGGACTCAAACATAGTCATATCATTAATCTCTTCTACTTTATTTGCAGAAGGTTTGCTTATGAAAGTTAAGTATAACTTAGATACAGTATCCGCCAATAGTTGTAAAGTTCGAGCTGTTACTATATCACCCTGGTCAATATTCAATACTTCCCCTGATAGTTGTATTGCACATTCCTCTAACTTAGCTTGTAATAACTTAGTATTGTTCTCTGTAGACGCTATAAGTATATTCTTAGCTAGATAATTAACAGCGTGTACATTAGCATTTAGCTGTACTAAGTCTTTAGAGTCCATTCCTTTTTCCCACTCTTTAATTAAAGGTATTGGAACACCTAGGTCTTCACTTATTTCCTTTATGGGTACCGCCATTTTAAGCCTAGCAATAGCTAAATGTTTAGTTTCTGGTGTGATCATTTAGACTTTAACTCCTCATTTAATAGCTTAACAGCCCTTAACATTAGGTAACTAAAGCTTATACCTGTCTTTTTGGAATAAGATTTTAAACTCTTAACCTCTATCTGACTTTGTTTATCTTCTGGTTTTACTGAGAATGTTACAACTGTTATCATTATTTAACTCCTAATATTATTTATTAATTTTATTAATTTTTATTATATCATTTTTTTGTTTACATGTACATAAAAATATTATACAATTATATATATAATGTGTTGATTAAAATTTAATACATTATAAAATAAAAACTTAGCAAAAGGAGATAAAAATGAGTAATCCAGACAAAGCTGCCACTCAAGACGAAGGCAAAAAATCTAATAAAGAAGTAGTTACATTTGAAGCAAAAATAAATACCTTAGTGAATGGTCTTACCCGAGATGAGAAAGGTAAGTATGTTATTCCAGAAGATTTATCAGAAGCTGAAAGATACGCTGTTTCGTCAGAGAGGCGTCGTCGTGATACCCAAGCTGAGTATACTAGAACTACACAAGAAACTAAAGCACTTAGAGCAGAAAAAGCAGCGCTTATGAAAAGAGTTAGTCAAAATGTTAAAGTTGAGATGACTGTTGAGCAAGCTGAGGAATTAGAAAACTTAAAGTTCGAAGACCCAGAAGCTTATCGCATCAAAATGAATAGATATGAGCAGGCCGCTCTTATTAAACAGGACGAAGAACTTAATAGTGAGTTAAAGCAGGTTTCTGCCTCTACGCTGGAAACAGAAGAGCTCGAACAAAGAGAAATAGTGTTGGCGGAGTTCAATCAGGCTCATCCTGATTTCGTACTAACCAATGATATTTTTGATAACGACATTCCTCCTCGTATTGTTAAAAAATTGGAGACTGGCAAAGTATCGTTTGAGGCATTTCTAGAAGAATGTTATGACTACACCAAAACAGGCAAAGTCATTAAACAGGAAGATCTACCTAATAAACAACCTAATATGAGTAAAATAGGTGGTGGAGCTAAACCAGATGCAAATGCTATCAAAGAGGATATAATGTTATCCTACAATACTGAAACATACTAATAGAGGTCTATTAGTTAACAATTATGAAATGGAGTAAATAAAATGGCTTTCGTAGGTTTAAATAGTGACTTGGAGCGCAAAGGATGGATGAGGGAAGGCTTAATACAAGCTGCGTCTAAATCTTTCTTCTCACCTTATACAGGACCTGAAGAAAATTCAGTTGTCGTACAAGTAAATAACTCAAATGCAGCAGAAGGACACACTGTTGTATTTGATTATGATGGTAATCTTGCTGGTAAAGCGATTAAAGGTAAAAATACAGCCTTTGGTCATGGTGAGCAAAAACGTAAATTCAGTAACACTCTTACTGTTGATCGTTACCGTTTTCCAGTAGATAATGGTGATAGATTCGACGGTAAAGAAATTGGTGATCTGAGTATTACAGAACATGCTGATTCGCGGAGTAAATTAGGCGACTTGTTTATGCGTTTTAAAGATCAGTGTATCTTTGATGCGGCACAAGGTTTTAAAGGTACAGCACCAACTCATATTATTGACTTAACTGCAACCTTTGATTATTCTGCTCTTTTAACAGTAGAAGAAAAACTGAAGAATGGTGGACCTTTTTCAACAGGCTCAACGCGTCGTCCTCTAGTACCTTATGTATTAGCTGATGGTAAACCTTGTTGGTTGTTTATTATGGATCCTTCCATGGCTAGGTTACTTAAAGCTTCTTCTACCTATCAGTCGTTGATTTTTAACGCTGATGTTAGAGGTGCAAATAATAGAGCTATCAAGGGTGTGTTTGGCAAAATTGGAAACCTTCTTTTAGTTGAAGCAGACCAATTCTTTGGGGCAACTGCATCAGCAGCGTCTACTTGGAATCTTGAAGATAACGAAGTAGAAATTGCAGGTTTACGCAAACTTGATGCAAATGGTCTATGGACAGGCCAAACAGGTTATACTTCTGCAGGAGCTCAGCGTTCTAGGGGTATAATTATGGGTGCAAATGCAATCCAATTTGGGTTTGGTTTAATGCCAGACTACAAATTCCAAGAGTCTGAAGATTTTGGTATCAAGTCAGAATCTGCTCTAGAAACTTGGATGAATTGCCAAAAGACTGTATTGAAAGCTGAAACTACAGATTACAATATGGGTAAAGTGGCTAATACCGATTGGGGTGTTATCTGTGTTGACGTAACCATCTAATTGATTATCACCTAGGTAGTTAGCTTTCTACCTAGGTGGCATCAAGTCTTAATTATTTTTATAAGGAGAACTAAAATGACTGACTTAACTAGGAAAAAAGATTTTGCTGAAAAGAAAACTATTTCTGTATCTTCAGCAAGATTACAATATGGTGATATAGCAGATACCACATTACAAGAACTGTTTAACTTGCCCGAAAATTGCTTAATCACTGATGCGGGCATTATACGTCACACAGCGGGTCAAGCAGGTTTAACAGTAGCATTTGGCTTTGCAGGTGGTACAGAACTTGGCGCAGCAGTAGTAATGTCTGCAGCAGGTTACATAGATACTGCCGAAGTAATAGCTACTTTAGCTCTTGCGGAGGGTACACCTAATACTCTTACAAGTGGTACAATAACTAAAGGGCCTCGTATTCTTACAACTACTGGTAAGAATGTAACAGTTAAATTTAGCGCAACACCTACTGCAGGTGACTTTACTTTTATTGTCAGCTACATAGAATTTGATCTAGGTAATGGTAAAATGACTAACTATACTGCTTAATTAATGATGGAGTCACTTAGTAATAGGTGACTCCTATCATCTGGAGGTTTTATGCTAGCAAAAGAAATAATAGATGAGGCAAGACTTATATTGTCAGACGTAGACTCTGATAGGTGGTCCGACGCTAGGTTAATATCTTTACTTAATAATTGTTTAAAAGATTTATCCAAAAATACTATATTATTTACAAATACGGGTTATGCCGCTATTGTAGACCAGGTTGTTGATTATGATTTAGCTTTAACAACCGTAAAGATACATCGTATAGAATATAATGATGAGCCTTTAAAAATGTTGACTTTTGAAGAGATGGACAAAAAGAAATATCAATGGCAGTTAGATACAGGTGATAAACCTACTGCAATAATATATAATAAACAAAATCAAGGTCAATTTAAGATATATCCCATTGTGTCAAATGCGCAAGACGGTAATATAGTATTTAGTCAATCTTATGGTATTGTTACTGCAATAACATATAGCGATTTAGAGATACTATTCTCAGATATATTAGGTGATTTGGGTTCATATGTAGATACAGGAACACTTAAGATATTTTATACCCGTAAACATGTAAAGATTACAGACATTAATGATGTAGTAAATCTAGATGATTTAATACTTAGTACAATAGCTCATTATATAGCTGGTCATGCATTAAGAGATAATGGTGATGTACAAAATAGAATAGTTGGTAATGAAGAATTACAGATGTATAAAGACGATATAATTGAGTATAGTGCGGAAAAAGCTAAAAACTTTGGCAATAAAATTTATGAAGTGGGGTATGACAAAGTATGAAACAAGTAACTTTTCAAAAGAATTTAATAGGCTTAGAAGATCTACTAATAGGTACAAGTACAGTTACACAAACACGAGGTACAACTGCTGTTGAAGTTACAGAGATAAATGGGTCCAACCTACCTTATGACGCTACTTATAGTATGGCCGACAAAGTAGATAACTTACAGATACAGATGGATACTCTACCTAATGTAGTTGACTCTAACGGTAATCTTTTAACCGGCCTTATAGATACAAGTGGGTCAGACTTAAACCTAGCAGGTCGTATATGGCGTAAAACGATTAGTGGTGTAGAAGCTCATATATACTATGGTACAGAATTAATGTACAAATATAACCCTAATACAGGAGATTTAATTCTTTCCATAGGTGTTACAGGTGATATGTTTAAGACTGATAATTTATCAGGCCTAGCTAACTACGCAACAGCTAGATCTAATCTAGGTTTAGTAATTGGCACTGATGTTCAAGCTTATAATGCTCTTTTAGTGGCTCAAGCAGCCTTAACTGCTACGACTGGTACAATTGAAAAGACAGGTGCTAATACAGTAGGCGTGTACACTGTTTCTGCTGCAGGTAAAGCCTTAATAGATGATGCCGATGCTTCAGCGCAAAGAACAACCTTAGGTCTTGGTACTGCAGCAGTTCTAAATTCAGGCACAGCAATTGATAACTTAGTTAAGCTAGTTGCAACTAGTAAGTTACCTATTCTAGATGGTAGTAACTTAACAAATGTACCAATTGATCAGGTTTCTTTACAGTCTGGTTTAACTACTGAAATAGGCTTTAACTCTTACTACGAAAGTGCTCAGCTAGCCTTTACGTCTACTTTTTCAACTTCCTTAAGTCATAATTTAGGTGGCGAACCTAACCATGTAAGATTAGAACTTGTCTGTACAGTTGCAGAGGGCGGTTACACTATAGGGGATGTAATAATGCCTAAAATGCACGCTAGTAGTAGTAATGGAGGTATGAGTGTTTGGTATAGTGCCACACAAGTAGGTGCAGCTGTTTATACTTATAGTGGTTCAATGCCAATGGTTACCAAAACAGGTTCATTTTTTAACTTAAGTCCAACTAGTTGGAAGTTACGTATAAAAGCATGGAAATAAAATGAAGTTAAATGATTTTAGTAAAGGTTTATCCACTCGTATAGACCCTATTTTAATAGGCTTAAACGAGGCAGTAGTATATTCTAATATTGATAATACTAGTATGCTGTTAAAGTCTGCAAAAGACTATACAACAACTACTTCTTTAATATCTAAATGGTTTTATAGTTTTAGTTCTGTATGGTATAGTTCAACCTTAGAACGCGACTATGTAGAGTATACAGATAAACTATACTATACAGAGGAAGGCACAGTGCCAAGCAAGATAGTTAATGGTAACACTAAGTTAGTGGGTATAGCTCGGCCTCCTGCACCACTAACTGCAGTAGATGGAGGCGCAGGATCTATTTCTACATCTGCAGAGACTTTGCAGTATGCTTATACATATTATGATAGTACAGAGGGTGTAGAGAGTGAGCCCTCTGAATTTACACCTGATCTATTGTTAGGCGCGAATAAACAAGTTGACTTGACAGGATTTATACCTCCTATAAACCCTTCAGTAGATTTAATTCGACTATACAGAATAGGTGCTACTGCAACGGTATTCACACTGTTAGTTGAACTACCTATAACTACTACAGCCTATACGGACAATATACAAACTATAAATGCTATAGGTTATATATTAGATACTGTTGGTAAACAAGCACCTTTATCAGGTTTACACTACTTAAAAGAAGCATATGGCATGCTATTCGCCTCTATTGGTTCTAATATAATGTATACTAATATAGGTGAGCCGGATGTATGGCCAACTTTAAATACAATAGATGTGTATGGTACAATAACTGGTATACTACCTATACAAGAAGGTATACTCATTTGGACTAACAGAAAAATGTTTCTTTTGGTAGGGAGTACACCTGCAAAGTTTGCTATTGTCGATGTTAGTTCGGAGTACGGCTGTAACAGTAATAAAAGTTGTAGAGTAGTGTCTCAAATACCTGTATGGTCTTCTAATGATGGTATCTGTTCTTATCAGGGAGGTATAATATCAGTGATATCTAAAGATAAACTAGGTACACAATCATATAATATTGTTAATACAATATTATATGACGAGCAATATTATATACTACTTACGGATGGAAGTTTACTTGTATTAGACATGAGGTTTGGCATAGTGTTTAAAAAGTTTACTTTTGCTAATAAAATAATAGATAATATTGGAGTATTTAACAATGTGCTCTACGCTGTTATAGACGGGTATGTTACTACTTTATTTGACGGTACAGACATAGAGTTATCCTATACTTCACCGGAGATAACTGAAGGGGACGCTTCAGTGTTCAAAATGTACAACAACGTATATGTTAGAGGTGATGGAGATTTCATATTTTCGGTCTTAATAGATCAAGTCGAAGTGCTTTCTAAGCGTTTAGAAGGGAATAAAATATTTGATATAAAAATACCTCAGGCAAAGCAAAGAGGTAGTTCTATACAGTTTATAATTTATGGTAAAGGTGCTATTAAAGAAATAGAATATAAAGTGATAGGAAGACAAAATGGTAGATAGAATAAATATTCCCCTTGGTGTTGAGAAAGTTATTAAAGTTGAGGTGAAAGATACTTCTGATCCTTTGCGCAAATTATTAATGGATACGCTTAATAGGATACAGATATTAGAAGATCAAGGTACAGATCATGAAACTCGTATAACCGCATTGGAACCTTAATAGTGAAAGTTAAAATCATACAAAATGAGAACTTTTTAGATCTTATAAGCTTAAACTATGAGATGTATAAATCAATAGATAGTAGTATAAATAGTGTAGGAGCTACATCAACGTTAATGCATTTTTTAGCTCAGCCTGATTTTATTCCTTTTGGTTTATTTGATAATAACAATAAACTTGTTGGTTTTGTAACAGGCTATAAATTTTCAAAAAATATGTTTCATTTTTCTGGAATTTATGTTATAATTAAAAATAATAGAAATTTAAAAAAATTAATAAATTTTTGTTTCGCTTATATAAAAGAATTGGGATATTCTACCTGGCAAGTTGATGCCACAAATGGTAACATCTCCTCGATAATGGAAAAGTATGGTGCAACTAAGCAGTATACAAGATATGTTAAGGATTTATAAATGGGTAGCGTTATTGGTTCAATCACAGATGCAATAGGTCTTACACAGCATGGAAATGAAAGAAAGGCAGCAAAACTAGCAGCTCAAGCATCTGCGCAAGGCTTTGCAATGTCAAAGGAGTCTATTGCTTTAGCTAAAGAGCAACTTGCTTTTCAAAAACAGCAATATACTGATTGGCAAGGTATATATGGTGATATACAAACAAACTTAGGAGATTACTACAATAGTTTAACTCCTGATAAAATAGCAACTTTAGGGTTAGAAAATCAACAGAGAGAGTTCCAAGTTGTTAATGACTCTATAAAAAGAGATTTTGCCCAAAGAAACTTGCAAAACAGTGGACAAGAGACAGCTACTAAAACAAATGCTGCATATAGCAATGCCTCTGCTAGGGCACAGATAAGGACGAATGCTCCTAAGGAAGTGGCAGCTGAAAAACTTAAGTTCCTAGGTGTAGGTCTTGGTCAAGGAACACAACTACTATCTAACATTGGTAATGCGGCTAGTAATATAACCAACTCATTTTCGTCAGGTGTAAATTCACGTACTAACATAGCAGGTCAATATTTAAGTCAACAAACTAGTTTGGCGACTACAGGAATGCAAAATACAGCACAAATATTAAGCAATTTTAGTTACTTACCAGGTGGTGGACCTAAAGGTGGTGCTGGATATGGGAGATAATAATGCCAATAGCATATAATGCAAGTTTAAGAAACACACAAGTAGATAGAACTGCTCAAAATGACAAAAGAGCTGAGTTAAGGCTTAAAAAGAAAGCTTTAGACGCTGAGTTAACTTCTAAAGGTTATAACCCTGATACACTGCAGATTATACCTAATTCTGCAGCAGATGTAGCACAACAACAAAATCAAATTATGGCCCAAAGCATGCAAGCTTTACAAGGCAAACTTAGTGCACAAGATAGTGATAAAGCGCTTAAAGATTTTGCTCACACAGGAGATGCATCCTATCTAAGTAATGCCTTACACAATAATCCAGTGCTTAAGAAAGCATGGGGTGATCGCGGTGTTCAAGAGATAACTAATATAGATTTTAGTAACGATGGAAACTTATTAGCTCAAAGAGGATTTAACAAATCTGAATATGATACGCCAGAAAAGCAAAACATACTTAAAAAGAATATATATAAATACTTTGATGGTAAGGAGTGGAAAGTTGGTTTATTAAACAATGCAGTGAAAGAGACTGGTGCTACTCGCAGACTTGGAGCGAGAGACAGTTCTGTATTTAGTGATAACCATAAGGAGTTAAGAGACTTTATGGGTGGTCCTAAGTCAAGTGCTAACACAGCTGAGGGCCATAAGTACGGCTATGAAATTAACAGAGCTACTGAAATTACTCAAGTGCCTGCTAACCTATTAGCTGCTATGATGAACACAGAGAGTGGAGGTGATCCTAAAGCAATATCTAAGAGTGGCGCAAGCGGTTTAATGCAGTTAATGCCTGCTACAGCTGCAGAATTAGGTGTAAGAGATATAACTAACCCAGAGCAAAATATTCTTGGTGGTGCTCAGTATATGGCTAAGCTGTTAAAAAAGTATAATGGTAACACCCAATTAGCTTTAGCCGCTTATAATGCAGGTCCTGGTAATGTTGACAAATATAATGGTATACCTCCTTTTGCTGAAACACAAAATTATGTAAATAAGGTTATGCAAAACTATACAGATGGTGAAAGTTATTATAATGCTGGGCAAGATCAAATACAACAAGGCAATCAATTAGGACAACAACCTCAAGTTAGACAATCAGTAACAGATCCTAGCCAAGGTATTAATAATGCTAGACAATACTCAGACAATAGAATAGCTACAATACAGAATTTTGTTAGAGGTCAGGCACAAGCAAAAGCTGGTGTAGATCCTCAGTTGGAACAACGCAAAGCTGATACAGCTAGGATAACAGCAGAAGCTAAATTAGCAAAAGAAACGTCTACTACCGCTCAAAGAAACCTAGCTGCTTCTAGAAAAGAAATTACTAACCTTACAGACAGCTTTGGAGGTGAAGATAAGTTCTTTAAGACAGATTTTGGTAACCCTATTAATAGACGCAAAGCATGGTCTAGCGTAGCTGCTATTATGAAATTAGAGGGTACATCATTTACACCAGCAGATAAAAAGAACCTGGCTGATGTTAACAGTTTGTTAACCTTAGGTGAAGTTGCAACAGATATTAGTGCGGATAAAACGGGTTTGATAGACAAACAGCTCTCTACCTTTAAAACCTATCTTAGTGATAACGTAAAGGGTCTTGCAGCTAGGTCTGCTTATCAAGCATTTAGTAATACTTTATTACATGCCTTTGGTGGTTCTAATATGACAGCTCCTGAAATTGAAAGATTTGTATTAGCTTATGGTTCATTAGGTCAACAAAAAGGTCCTGTACTAGTACAATTTAAAACTGCTCTTAACCAAGTTAAAGCTAAGTTAGAAAGTGTAACAAAAATGAACAATCCTTATGTAACAAAAGTTATATTAGGTAAAGACCAGGATAGAATGGATACAGTACTGAATAACATTAATAGTGTACTTGAGGCTGCTAAAGGTGTTTTACCAAAAGATAAAGTTGGTGCTAAATCATTAGATACTATTTTTGGAGGTAAATAATGAAGACAGATAATAAAACGCTTCAAGATTTATTTCGAATAAGCTATGATGTATATTACGAGTCTCGTAAAGAGGCTGAAGAGGTTATTAACCTATACCATAATAGACATTATACTAGATCTCAACTTGCAACATTAAAAGATAGAGGTCAACCACCTGAAA